AAAAACAAAACATACAGACAGATCAAAGAAGATTACTCGGTCAGCTTAGGTTGGATACACAAAGTCAGACATAACAAGATTAGAAAATGAGCATACTTAGCAAAATCGGAATCACTAAAGAAGCAATTGCAAGACTGCTAGGAGTCCACAAGACGGTTGCAGTTGAGGAACCGCAATGGAAGCCACTCAGCAAGAAGATCAAGCGCGGTCGTGGACGACCCAAAGGTCAGAAGATACCGCAATGGGTCGTTGATGCGGTCAGGAACTCTCACAAGAGCTTCACCGCTAAGGAACTATCAACCAAGTACGGCGTCTCTGACTATTGGGTTTGGGCTGTTCGTAACAACAAGTTCAGAAAGTAACCAAATACAACAATAATCAACGCGAGTGTGTCTTGATTAAGTTCTAATTCCATGATTCTTCAACACTGTGAACATTACACAGCACCAACGCCGAATCATGGCGATTGGTTGCAGTCATGGCAACCGAGCGAATCAAGATGCACTCGCTGCGGTGCTTTTGTTCCGCGAGAGATTCAAGCCAGACGAAGTAATTCATCTCGGAGACGCATACGATCTTGCATCATTACGCAGTGGGTCACTCCGCGACCCTCAAGACTCGGACCAAGCCGATGACTATTTGGACGACATTCAAGAGGGGGCAAAGTTCTTGGATGAATTGAGGCCAACAGTCTTCACAATGGGCAACCATGACGAACGAGCTAAGAAGTATCTTAATCATCATAACGCTGTTGTAAGAGGTTTTGCTGAAGCTGTATGGGAACGAATGCTAAAACCAATTGAGAAACACTGTCATACGTTTATCAAATACAACGATTGTCACGACAGATCGTTTTACAAGTTGGGCGGATTTCGATGGGGACATGGAGTCCTATTCGGTGAGAACTTCTTGCGTGACTCCGCTGAAACATTTGGTAACTGCGTTGTGGCTCATGCTCACAGAGCAGGTCAAGCGACTGGTCGCACTCAATCAAATCCGATTGGCTTTTGCGTCGGTACTTTGGCAGACATTCCTGCAATGGATTACGCGAGCAAACGACGATCAACCCTAGCTTGGTCCCACGGGATTGTTTTTGGGGAATTCACAGATAACTCATCGCAACTCTACCTTCACCAATGGCCGCAAAACGAACAGAAATGGACTCTGCCGAGCTTTTAAGACAGCTTCGGCTTGCCATAGCTAACCAACCAGAACCGGTCCCAGAGGGGTTTAAGACCTCCGCACAGTGGGCTGATGAGTGGAAGATTACCAATAACGCTGCTGGAATTGTACTCTGCAAATCAGTCAAAAACGGATTGATAGAGTCCAAAAAGTTTCGCGTAATGTCTGGATCTCGCGGTGTTTATCCCGTCGTGCATTACCGTCTAAAACAATGAAATACAGATCTAAAGCCAACCCGTCAGTCATCGTCGAGTGGATCTCCGAAGCGCAACTGCGGATCGCTGAGACCAAGAGACTCGCGGTAATCTACCGCAAAGAGGGGCTGCTATACGTCAGACCCAAAGCCGAATTTTTTGATAAGTTCAAGCTGGACGAAACACCGATTCCGAGTTAGGACTTAAGGAGTCAGCGCAAGCCCTAGGAAGCGAGCGATGACATCCAAAAGAGAAACCATGTTCAACCAATTTCCCCCGTCCGTATCGTGTAACGTCGCGTTGTTTCTCCGCGAGTTCCTAGCACGATGCGTGACGGGGTTTTCTTTGGAGAATACATGAATGAGTTGGCACTTTTTGCAGGAGCGGGAGGAGGGATTTTGGGCGGATCACAACTTGGATGGCGCACCAGATGCGCTGTTGAGATTGATCCCTACGCAAGAAAATGTCTCTTGTCTCGACAACGGGACGGAGTACTGGAGCCGTTTCCCATCTGGGACGACATCAAGACCTTCAGCGGTTACCAATGGAGAGGCTCCATTGACATCATCACGGGAGGGTTTCCCTGCCAAGATATATCCTCCGCTGGAAGGGGGGCGGGGATTTCCGGTGAGAAAAGCGGATTATGGAAGCATATGGCGCGAATTGTCGGCGAGGTACGACCTCGGTTCGTCTTCGTGGAAAACTCACCGCTGCTTGTGGTCAGAGGACTTGGAACCGTTATCGGTGATCTTTCCTCGATGGGGTATGATTCTCGGTGGGGTATTGTGGGAGCGCGTCACGCAGGAGCCAATCACTTCAGAGACCGGATCTGGATATTGGCCGACTCCAACAGCGCACAACGCAAAGGAGGGAAACTATCCTGCGGAGAGAACGCGAAAGACTCCAACACTAGCTTCTCTGGTTGGTGGAAAGCTGAACCCAACGTGGGTCGAGTGGTTAATGGGTTGGCCGTTAGGCTGGACAGATCTCAATCCAATCAAGATGGAGGAACTGCTCCGGTGGAAAATTGCATTCCAGACAGACCAAAACGTCTGCGAGCAATCGGAAACGGACAAGTCCCTGCCGCAATGATGATCGCTTGGAAAACCCTAACCCAAGACCTATGAACGAAGACAAGAAAACCCGTAAGGCTCCAGCCTTCCAGTTCTACGCTGACGATTTTTTAGCAGGTACAGCGGACATGAGCGCGGAAGAGGTTGGTGGATACATTAGACTACTCTGCCATCAGTGGTCTAAAGGCGGAATCCCATCAGATGAAGACAGGTCCGCTCGCATAGCGGGACTAATGGGGTCGCCATCGATTCGCTATGTTCTCGCTAAGTTCACGCTATGCGATGGCGATACGTTGAAGAACGTTCGACTAGAGCAGATCCGACAAGAACAAGCGGACTACAAGCTAAAACAAGCCGCATCCGGCAAGACTGGAGCGCAAAAGCGATGGGATAAGCCCAAATGTGATGGCAACCCTAATGGGGTCGCTATAGCAACCCCAATGGCAACCCCAATGGCGAATGCATGGCGAAGTGATAGCTCTCCGTCTCCTTCTCCTACTCCTAATAAAAAAGATACAGCGGCTCCTAAGTCGCCGTGGGAGGTTTCCTTCGGAGTTGAGCTACCGGAGAACTTGCGAACCGATGGCTGTCTCCAAGCCGTTAAGTTATGGCTTCAGTACAAAGCCGAGAAGCGAGAAGGTTACAAAAAGACCGGACTCACAGCATCACTCACCAAATGGTCCAATGAGTTTTCTCCTGCTGAGTTCCCATCTGCTGTTGAGAACTCAATCGCTTCTGGTTGGAAGGGGATATTTCCCAAGAACAACCAGCAGCAATCACTCCCGATTCAACCTGCTCAAAAGAAAGACGTTGATTGGAGGGATTCGATATGAATGACCCGTACTTTGCTCAAGACGATGAGTTTGGTCTGATTGGAGCTTGTCTTACAGGATCAATCGACACTTGTTCCGATGCGTTCGCTGAAGTCAAAAGCGAGTGGATTGAAACCGATTCACTTCGCGATACCTACGAGACGATCAAATCTCTGGTTCAAGCCAACCGGACTCCAACGCTCCAAGAACTCGGGAAGGAATGGCGAAAGATCCACGGTAGCCAACCCATTCCATTTGAAGACTGGAATAAAGCGATGGAGATTTGTCCATCACCAGCCAATCTTCCGTACTACACCAAAGGCATAATTGAAGCCGCTCACCGGAGACAACTGAGAGCCGCAGGAGATCGACTTATACGCGAGTCCGCTGTCCTGACCCTCCAGCCAGATCAAATCGTCTCTAATGCCGAGTCTGGCCTCAGCATTGAGGTATCCAGAGAGACACTCTCAACCTCAAAGCAGGTTGCAGGATCATTCATTGACCAAATGCAGGAACGTTTCTCTCGCAAAGGTACATTGAGCGGGGTCACGACCGGATTCCATTGGTTGGATCAAATGACCGATGGTTTGCAGCACCGCGAGATGGCTCTAATTGCGGCTCGTCCATCTATAGGTAAAACCGCCATTGCGATCTCCATCGCTGAAGCCGCAGCAGTGAGAGCTAAAATCCCAACGCTCTTCATCTCTTTGGAGATGTCTAAGGAAGCGATCTTCAGACGCTCAGTTGCATCTATTGGAAGTGTGCCAATGCAATCGCTTAAGAGCGGAAACCTAAGCGAAGGTGATATGCGCTCAATGAGTCTGGCTGCTGGTAAGATTGCCTCTAGTCCGCTCTGGTTCTTGGATGGCTCAAGTTCTCAGAGCGTTGCCTCAATCACCGCAAACGTCCGTCGAGCGGTCAGAAAGCACGGTGTTCGTCTGGTGATTGTCGATTACATCCAGAAGGTCAAAGCAGCAGACAAAGCAGAGAAACGCACCTATGAGGTAGCGGAGGTCAGCGGTAAGCTCAAAGACATTGCGGTTCAAACCGGAGTTGCAATGCTCTGTCTGGCTCAATTGAACCGTGAGAATGAAAAGGAGAAGGGTCGTCCACCGCGCTTGAGTGACCTAGCGGACAGCGGACAGCTAGAGCGTGATGCTGACTGCGTAATGCTCTTAGACCGAGACCGAAGAGAAGCCAAAGGCCAAGCTTCAATCATCATCGCCAAACAACGCGACGGTGAATGTGGAGTGGTCAAACTCTGGTACGACGGACAGTTCTGCCGCTTCTCAGACTCCGGTGTAGATACTTAATCCCAACGATAGGTTGACTGCCATAAACTATTCCTGTAAACTGACCAACGAAAGCAAGAAACACCCACAAACACCATGCAAACCGGCAAGATTGACGTTACAAAGATCGACAAAGCATTCCTATTCAAAGGCAAAGCTGGAACGTATTTGGATATCGCACTCATCCCAAACAAGTCTGGCCGAGATCAATACGGTAACGATGGAATGATTGTGCAGTCTATTAGCAAAGCAGCACGACAAGAAGGCAAGAAGGGTCCGATCTTGGGTAACTATGCTGACCTAGATAAGCGTGAGGCTGCTCCAGTTAAAAAGGTAACCGCTAACGATCCGCTTGGACCTGAAGATGACATTCCATTTTGATACCATTAACACCCATGACTAACACTGAGACCTTCTGGGAAGATCCAGATACAGACACTCCACGTTGTGACTTAGAGCAAAAGCGTATTGAAGGACAGTTCTCGCCTCATCTAACAACGCTCGCAATGTCATTCGCTCGACGCTTAGAGCGTGAACTTAACGAACAACGACGACGCATCTATGATCTAGAAGAAGAGCTAGAGCGTTTGACTCTAGAGTAATATGCATCACAAGCGTTATCTCCATAAGAAGATGGATGTTGATGGTATCAAGAAGGAGGATACGTTAGACATACAAGCTCGCATTACTCTTCTCAATCTTGCTCCTTCCATTGTAACCAATGCGATCAAAGCTGGCTGGATCTCATATCCTGCCAACGCATATGTTGATCCTGAAGAACAAGACCTGACCGAGTGGCTGAAGAAGTATGATTGCGAGAAAGCTTACAACCTAAGACAGAAGGGCATGACTTACCGTGAGATCGGTAAGCTGTTGTGCGTGGGTATTGGCAGGGTTACTGAGATACTAAGACGGGGAGAGGAAATAGCGGTGCAACGCAAGCTTGATGAGATAGGTGTTAAGCCTATTGATCTGCCAAAGAAATCCACAGTAGAGAAGCATACGACACTAACTAAGCAACGTAAGAACACTAAGCGATAACGTATGACACAGCGTATAGCATTACCTAATATTGCGTCTATCAGATGCGATGTAACGACCTGTATCACTAACCTAGGAGGCTCCCGCTATCTATAGATACGCTGGTGATCGCGCGGG